GATGCAGCAGCTAATGAGTTATCGGGTAAGGGTGTGCGCCTGCGTCCATATGGTGAAGGAGACGCAGCAGCAATGCAACGTAAGTTTGCTTCTCGCTTTGAAGTTAAAGTGATAGACGCGGAAGGAGAAACGTACAAGGGTGACATCCCTAGGGGTTCCAGTGTGCGTATTTCATATTCCTACGGTGACGAACATCCAGTGTACGGAGTGCCCGTGTACATGAATGCCATTAGAGTACTAGAGTTAGGGGAAGCAGGAATTGACTCAGAACTCTAAATTTGTAAGGCACGAAGCGTGTGATGCATGTAAATCATCTGACGCTCGGGCGATATACAGTGACGGGGGTAGCTATTGCTTCTCCTGTCGCGCAGTAGGTAAAGGAGAGGGCAACAGTGCCTTCTCCTCTACTGAACCTACCAAACTCAAGAGGAAGCTAGAAGTGACCGGAGTAATTGCTGATATTCCTGATAGACGGATACCTAAAGCTATCGCCGCTAAGTATGGTGTTACTGTAGAGTATGACGCACAGGGCAAAATATCCAAACACATCTACCCATACTATGCTTGTGATACTGACGAAGTGAAAGGTACTAAAGTGCGCTTATGCCACAGTAAGGACTTTTTCGCTACAGGCAGTACTGAAGGCGTGGGGCTATTTGGTCAGCAAGTATGCAAGGGTAGAGGTAAGTACCTTACAATTACTGAGGGCGAGATTGATTGTATGTCTGTGTCTCAGATGCTGGGAGGCTCCTATGATGTAGTGTCTTTACGCTCTGGTTCATCAGCAGCAGCCAAGGAGGTTAAAGAGCAGCTAGAGTGGCTGGAAGGGTACGATAACATCATACTGTGCTTAGACAACGATAAGGCAGGTAAGCAGGCTGTGGAGTCTGTGAAGGACTTGTTTAGTCCTAGCAAGCTAAAGATAGTCAAGCTGCCTGTAAAAGATGCTAGTGAGATGCTACAGGCCAACAAGATTAAAGAGTTTACTACCGCATGGTGGGAGGCTAAAGTCTATAGGCCTGATGGTATCATCAGTGGCAAGGATACATGGGACGCATTAACCAATAAGATCAAGGTTAAGTCTGTGCCGTATCCGTGGCAAGGACTCAATAGCCACACTAAAGGCTTTAGACCCTACGAGTTAGTTACGATAACGTCAGGCTCCGGTATGGGCAAGTCTCAGATGGTTAGAGAGCTAGAGTACTACTTGCTAAACGCTACTGAGGATAACATAGGTATCCTAGCACTAGAGGAGGACGTAGCCCGTAGTGCTCTAGGTATCATGTCTATAGCAGCTAACGCGCCTTTGCACCTAGAGGAAGATCTAGACCCAGAGTTAGCCTTTCCATACTGGGAGGAGACAATGGGTTCGGGTAGGTATTACCTTTTTGATCACTGGGGTAGCACAAGCGAAGATAACCTGTTGGCACGCATACGCTACATGGCAAAAGCGTTAGATTGTAAATGGATTATTCTTGACCACTTATCAATTGTGGTATCAGCACAGGAGAACGGAGACGAGCGGAAAGCTATAGACGCTATCATGACTAATATACGCTCTCTTGTAGCTGAGTTAGGAGTAGGACTGTTTCTAGTGTCACACCTAAAGCGTACACAGGGCAGAGCACATGAGGACGGAGGACAGATCAGCCTGAGTGAACTACGGGGTTCACAGTCTATAGCCCAGCTATCTGACATGGTGATAGGGCTAGAGAGAGATCAGCAAGCGGATAACGAGGAACAGCGCAATACTACTACAGTGCGTGTGCTCAAGAATCGCTACGCTGGCCTCACAGGAGCCTGCTGCTGGTTAAAGTATAACCATCAGACAGGTAGAATGCTAGAAGTAGCTAAACCACAGGGAGACAATGATGAGTTGTAGTCCTATATTTTTGGACGCAGAGACTAACGGCCTAAAGCCTTCTGAGGTGTGGGTAGTGGTCACAATGCAGGACAGTATACTGCTGGAGCACTATACGCCAGAGTCCCTTAGTAAGGCTCTAGACAACGATGGTCTAATTATAGGTCACAATCTGTTTGGGTATGATATACCTGTGCTCAAGAGGTTATGGGATATAGACATAGACAGTAGCAGAGTGAAGGATACTCTAGTTATGTCTAGACTAGCAGACCCACAGAGAGACAAGGGTAACTCCCTACGGTCTTGGGGTGAGCGTCTAAACTTCCCGAAGGGTGACCACAGTGATTGGTCTTGCCTATCGGATGAAATGGTGACGTACTGCAAGCGTGACGTAGAGCTAACTTCCGCTGTATATGACAGGCTACTGTTTGAGCTACGGGACTTTGGTACGGACTCTGTAGCACTAGAGCAGAGAGTGCAGGAGATCACACAGAAGCAGGTACGCAACGGGTGGCAGCTAAACGTAGGTCAGGCTATATACTTAGTGGCAACACTAAAGGAAAAGCTGTTTGACCTAGAGGATGCAGTGCAGAGAGTGTTTAAACCATTACCTACCTTCGTTAAGGAGGTGCGCCCTAAAGTAAAAAAGGATGGAACTATCTCTGTCGTAGGTCTTAAATTTCTAGGTGACCAGTGGACTACTGTTCACGGTGACTTCTCTAGAATAGACTACCCTGAGTTTAACTTAGGTTCACGACAGCAGATAGGTAGACACTTACAACACTTTGGATGGAAGCCTTGCCAGCACACAGACAACGGACAGCCTATAGTCAATGAGAAGGTTCTCACAGGCATACAGGGCATACCTGAGGCTACCTACATTTCTGAGTACCTGATGGTGCAGAAGCGTATAGCACAGGTGGAGTCATGGATAGAGGCTGCTGATGATGACACAGATCGTGTGCATGGACAGGTAAATACTAATGGAGCAGTAACAGGAAGGATGACGCACTCTAAGCCTAATGTAGCACAAGTACCAGCGTCTAGAGCACCCTATGGTGTCGAATGTAGAAGCTGCTGGACTGTTCCTACAGGACACAAGCTAGTGGGGTTTGATGCTAGTGGGCTAGAGTTGCGTATGCTTGCACACTACATGAATGATGAGGAATACACCAATGAAGTCATTAATGGAGACATACACACCGCTAATCAAAAGCTTGCAGGACTTGAATCAAGAGATCAGGCTAAGACTTTCATCTATGCCCTCTTGTACGGAGCGGGAGATGCAAAGCTTGGGTCTGTGGCTGGAGGATCTAGAAAAACTGGAGAAGGACTTAAAAAACGTTTCATGTCTAATCTCCCAGCATTCGCAGATCTTAGAGCTAGAGTGGCAAGGGAAGCTTCTCAAGGATGGATTAGAGGCCTTGACGGGCGTAGACTGACTATACGCTCTGAACACGCAGCACTTAACACGCTACTACAGAGTGCCGGTGCAATTGTTATGAAACAGGCCTTGATTACTCTGGATAACTATGGTATACTATGGGGACTAGACTACAAGATTGTAGGTAACATTCATGATGAAGTCCAAAGCGAAGTCAAGGCTCAACACGCAGAGAAGTTTGGAAGACTAGCAGTCTCTTGTCTAGAGGCAGCAGGGCTACATTTTAACCTAAACTGCAAACTTGCAGGGGAGTACAAAATTGGAACAACTTGGTCAGAAACCCACTAATAAGAACACTTACTTTAGAGACGGGCAGTGGTGGTACGCTGGTAACCAAAATGGCACTCGGCAGACACTAAAGTCTTACATGAAAAAGAATAAGAATAGAATGTATGTTGACGGTAAATACATTCCTAAGTCACATCCTCTTTTCAAGGCGGGACGCTACAAAGGTTTTACTGAAGCAGCATTTAGTTCTTTAAAGAATTATGATGAAGCTAAGGAAGGACAAGTGTACATCATAGTTAACCCAGCGTTTCCTAGTTGGTGTAAAATAGGGATGGCAGTAGACGCAGAGGACAGGTTACAGCAGTATCAGACCAGTTCTCCATACAGGGACTATAAACTGGTAGCAACGTATGACACCAGTAACAGACGCAAGGCTGAGAAGTTTGCACATGCTCTACTAGCGAAGTTACATGAGCGTAGAGGCGAGTGGTTCTGTATTCAGCACCCTGTCGCTGCATCTATACTAGAGTTACCCATGAGAGACTTTCAATGAAGACAGTTAACACAGTAGTAGAGGACATATATTCTCTCATGACAACAAAGCAGCCTGACGGCTCTGTGGACGTTGAACAAGAGATTGATAAGTTCGGTGAAGCTGTAAAGGATCTTATGCGTAAGGAATTCTCTCCTAGAGATTCTTTTGATAACAGGAAGCTACGTTTGTCTAACATAGGTAAAGACGATAGATACCTATGGAATAACTATAATGACCAAGGCCCAGTAGAGGAGATACAAGGGCCAACGTATGTTAAGTTTATGTACGGGCATTTGATTGAGGAAATGCTACTGTTCTTAACACGCATGTCAGGACACTCTGTGACTGATGAGCAGAAGGTATGTAAGGTAGAGGGCATCATAGGTCACATGGACTGCAAGATTGACGGTATTGTAACTGACATCAAGTCCACCAGTACCTATGCGTTCAAGAAGTTCAAGGACGCTACCTTAGCCTACGATGATCCCTTTGGGTATGTGGATCAGATCAAGGCCTATGCGTACTCTGAAGGTGAGACTAAGGTAGGCTGGCTGGCTATGGACAAGCAGAACGGCTACCTAGCGTGGTTACAGTATGACCTAGAGGATACACAGGCACCAGTATATAAAGCTATCAGTGGTGACATAGCTGAAAGGATACGCCATGTAAAAAAGATCGTGGAGTTGGAGGAAGCGCCAGATTTCTGCAACGAAAGGGTGGCGGATGGCAAAAGTGGAAATATGAAATTAAACATAGGCTGTTCCTACTGTCAGTTCAAGCGTTCATGTTTTCCAGAACTGCGTACTTTCAAGTACTACGGCGGCCCAAGATACTTAACGGAGGTGGTAAATGAGCCTAAAGTCCAAGAGATTTTCTAAGAACATCTATAGGTCTGGACTAGAAAAGAAGTTTGCTGAGTTAATGCCCAAGGGTAGATTCTTATATGAGCCTTATGATATACCATATGTGACCCATAGGAAGTACAAGCCAGACTTTGTAGACAAGAAGACCGGAGATGTGATAGAAACCAAAGGCTTCTTTAGATCAGGGGACACACAGAAGTACACAGCTATTCGTGACATGATAACACCTACAAAGCTAGTGTTCGTGTTGTCTGACCCTAATAAGAAGGTTAGGAAAGGCTCTAAGATCACAATGGGTCAGTGGTGCAGCAAGGAAGGGTTTGACTTTTACACACTAGATGAGTATGCAGATCATGTCATTAACGATGGATGAAATTAAGGAACGGGTGTTGACTAGATATGATATTGATGATATAATTAGTCTTCTGGATGTAACCGCTGAAGAGATAGTAGATCGGTTTGAGGACAAGTTTATTAACAGACTCTCTCTCTTTGAAGAAGAGCTAGGGGGTCAAGAAATAGAAGATTGGAGTGACGATGAAGACGATTGATGACGCAACACCTGAAGAATGGAATGAACTACGGAAAACAGGATGGACAAGTAAGCAAGGTGTTAAAGAGCCACTGGATGACGCTGATAATGAGCACCCTAGGTTTGCGGAAGCAGCTATGGTAAGCCAGTATGATGCTATCAGTAACCCAGCGCACTACAATACAGGCTCTCTGGAGTGCATAGAGGCTATAGAGGCCATGCTAACCCCCGATGAGTACATAGGATACCTTAGAGGCAATGCCCTGAAGTACATGTGGAGATTTAGATATAAAGATAAACCTATAGAAGACCTACGAAAAGCAAGATGGTACGAAGAAAGATTGATTAAATATATGTTGGAGAATGCTAGTGTTAAGTAAGGTAGGCAAGCAGGACTACTTAGGTATAGAGATTGACTACAGTAGAGAAGAAACTCTAGACAAGTTCTCAGTAGAAACGCTAAAAGACAGATACCTATGGGGAGATGAGACTCATGCACAAGAAGCCTTCGCAAGAGCATCAGTCTTTGGCGCAACGTATAAAGGCTATACTGACTTTGATCTTGCACAGCGACTTTACCACTACTCTAGCAAGGGCTGGTTTGGTTTTAGCACTCCTATACTTAGTAACGGGGGAACAACTCGCGGTCTACCTATTAGCTGCTTTCTCAATTATGTTCCTGATTCGCGCAGCGGTCTATCTGCTCATTACGATGAGAACATATGGCTGGCGAGTGGAGGTGGAGGCTTGGGTGGATATTGGGGTGATGTTAGAAGTAACGGGGTTTCTACTGCTAACGGTAGTCAGTCTACTGGTAGCATCCCTTTCATGCATGTAGTAGACAGTCAGATGTTAGCGTTTAATCAAGGCGTTACAAGAAGAGGTAGTTATGCGGCGTATATGGACATCAGCCACCCAGAGATTGAAGAATTCATTGCTATGCGAAAGACAACTGGTGGAGATCTTAATCGTAAATGTCTTAATCTACACAACGGTGTTAACATTTCTGATGCCTTTCTCAAGCGTGTAAAGAATGATGAAAGCTGGAGACTAATAGACCCTAAGTCTAAGCAGGCTATCAAGACTGTATCAGCTAGGGATCTATGGTGGCAGCTACTGCACACTAGAGCAGAGACAGGTGAACCATACATGGTAAACATGGACAGGTGTAATGAGGCTCTACCACAGACACAGAAGGAACTAGGGTTAAAGATACGTCAAAGTAACTTATGTTCAGAGATTACACTACCTACAGGTGAAGACCGTACAGCAGTATGTTGTTTGTCAAG